TTTATTTTTAAACTATATAAGGAGTAATTATGGAAAATGTGAATACAGAAAATGTAAGTAAAGAACCTAAGGAAAGTAAAGAACTTAGTAAATTAGCAATTGGTGGTTTTATATGTTTAGGTGCTGCAGTAGCAGCAGCTGCAGTGTGGGGCATAAAATGGGTAGCAAGCTATGCAGAGCTATCTAGTATAGAATTAATAGAGGATTAAGATAATGATAAAAGAAATAAAGTCTGGAGAACAATACCTGGCTATTGATAAAATAGAACCAGGGCTTGTCTATAAACTTGAGGCATCTGATGGTAAATGTCTCTTTATCCAATTCCTGGATAATAAGGAAGCGGTGGATATTTTGACTGCTGAGAAATGTGATCATATTTATCCGTCGTTCGAGGAGGGTTATAATACTAATTTCAGCATTATAACCCCGTTTAGTAAAAGACGGACCATAGTGACATTACCAGATAATGGTTACGTTCCAGTAGTAAATCTTACTACTGGTGAGGTTAAGGTCATTCCTGGCGCTGAGTATAACTCGGCTATTCGAGAAGTAGCTGAGACTGGATATCCGTTGATCATTACAGAGCTCAACCACTATGAATTGATTTCTTATGGCAAAAAGTTAGGTAATTTGGTAATGCTTACATTGCCGCTAAAAAATCAGGACGATTCTTTATCTCTGGCTTGGAAACCAGTGTATAAAGATGAAATAAATGGCGAGATTAAATTTCTTAAAACTCCAGAGGAGATTAAGAAAGCTTACGATCTCAAACGTATAGAAGGCGACATTGATTTGGAGTATTATTACTATAATTGGAACGTTACTCCAAAAGAAGAACAAGAAGAAGTTTTAGCATGGGTCTCTGTCAATGACTGGGGCTTTAAGTTAGCTAATAAAATAAATAGACTAGTATAGGGATTTTCCCTATACTAGTCTATATCATATTTTTTTCTAATGTTTCTAACGTTGGGTAGTTACACATATCGGACATATATGTAACCTGATTAACTTTACCAAACATAAAGTTAATATTCGATAGTCGCATAGTTTCTTCAGTGGCGCCTTCGACTGATAATATCTCTCTTGCTGTTGTATCTTTAGATACATTAGCAGCAAATATTGAACTTGGATATGCACTAACAGCATCAGCATCGAATACATATCTCTTAATCATTTCATCACTTACTGGACTATCTAAAGCATCTAGATAACAAACAGTAGATGGGTGGATTTGATCTATATCTAACATTACTCATTTGTCTTATATTACTATAAGGATCGGACTATATCATTATTCTATCTATATAAAATATTCCCCATTTCCCTCTCGGTATGCCTATATTTTCTAATATAGGTCTTACTAGTCTCTGAACGTTCTTCGTTTAGAAGCTTCGCTGCTGGTTGACTTATTATAAGCTTTCCAGCAATTAAAGGAATTTTACTTGGACAGTAATTGCGTATCCAAGAATCCAAGCCAGGTAGATCTTCGTCCTCTTCTATCGTTGGAGGTTTACAACTCATAACCTGACCTCTTTCAAGATTAAAATAAAACATGTTAGTTACAATCTTTTTAGGACCACTATTAAATATAGCAAAATCTGCCATACCACTTAATGCTCTTATCTTAATCTTTAGATCTTGTATCTCATTATCCAGTAATATCATCGCCATGGTATCCCATTGGTTATATATTACGTATTCTAATGGTTTGTTACTTACCATATATTGGTGCCAATCTACACCTACTAAATCTTTAGTATTAGGATCGTCAAAATGCAACTTCTTAAACTTCTCTCCTAAGTTTGCTTCTATAATAGCATTAAGAGAATAACCGCCAGGATTCTGTTTCTGTCCTGATCTTACAAAGTTATAAGCTTGCATAGCATCTATAAGAAAGAAACTCGCTGGCGCTTGTACTGTTATCCATTGCTCGTGTGGCGCAATAGGTTTAACTTTGCCAGAAGCAGTTACTTTTTGAAATACACCCTTATTATATTTATAATATCTATATTCTGGTTTAATCCTAGGATCAGATACTAAATCTTTCATATCACCACCGAGACTTGTGTATCTAGCTTCTATTGTTGGAATATCAAATGCTATATTCCAAATAGCTAGGAAGTCTGGTTGCCAATCATGGACCGTTTTAAAAGCATGCTCTATAACTTCTTTTTCTGTTTTACATACATCATATGTAAGCTGAACTTCTTTTGCTATTTTCTCATCTGGAAAATTAGCTCTTGCTAATCGTTCTAACTTCTCTTCAACTCCATCTTTAAATGGTAAAAAGCTTTCTAATATGGTAGTATAGATTCTGTCTTCTAAACAAACAGAAATTAGTATTATTTCATCTGTTAATGTATTTGTCTCAATATCTAATGCGCAGACTATATTAGGCGATGACATATTAGGATATTGTTTAATATATTTATACATTAATTCATCAGATGCTTTAACATCAGTTCCGTATAGATAAGGAGAGTTAGCTAACATTCTCATTTGTGTACACCCTCTAAATTGGTCTCCTAACCTAGATGCGGCAACTTTTGCTAAATCAGTTTGTGTAGCTTTATAATGATTTAATCTTCTAATATCTTCAGTCTCTTTCTTTTGTTTATGATCGCGATAGTTCTCTTTAGTAATCCAAAAAGATCTCAAATAGTTTTTGATTGGTCTTAGATTCCTAATCATAGTTCCATCGTTATAGTGCCATACCTCTTTTACATAATGCATATCTGGTATATTAAATTGTTCATTACCCATAACATGTGTTACAAACTTACACTCTTTTCCTTTTAATCCCCCATGCATATCAGCATTGGGAGAATTCATCATTTCAGAGGTTCGATTAAGTTCCATTTTATTCTTCCTTTATGTTGTTTGTCTTACAATTTACCTTAGTCTTAGAATTAAATATCCCTGAAGTTAACCAATATATAATAAGGAGAATACCCTATGAGTAAACTTTATAAGATTTCAACAGAGGCTAAAAAAGTTGACGAGGCTATAGCCGCAAAACATCTTGTACTTCCATTGTCTAAGATCATTGGAGTAGTTAGAAATGAAGATGGCGAAGTTCTTGATGAAAAACAACCATTGTTAAAAGACGGTTCTTACTTTGTAAAATTTATTAAAGAAGAGAAGTCTGTTAATTATACAGCAGCATCTACAACATTTACTTTTAAATGTGACCTTAAAGAAAAGAAATTACCTTATGAGCTTAAGACACATATTAGAGCAGTTGAAGAGACTCAGTTTGGAGAAAAGAACCTAGGTGCTATTATAGATTCTGATTTTATTTTCGCAGATAGCGATCTTGAATATTACATAGACTTTACAGATAAAGTAGTTTATGCAGTTGATAATCAAGATGTTGAAACAGAGGCAGAAGTTCTTGACGATGTTAACGTTCTATTAGTAGAACCAAGAACAGTTGCATACCATACAGAATATCCAACTGAAAAAGATGATTGGTCAGAAGTACTTGGTATAGAGAAGCAAGAAGAACCAGAAGAGCCGAAGGAAGATCCAAAACCAGAGGATCCTAAAAAAGAGGAAGAGCCTAAGAAAGAAGAGCCTAAAGAGGAACCAAAACCTGAACCTAAGCCTGAGCCAAAACCAGATGTTCAGCCAGAGGTAAAGAAACCTGAAGTTAAAGAGTCTTCTGATGATAAATCTAAATCTTCTAAAAAACATAAAACAATTGGTATAGTAGCAGCAGTTGTTGTACTAGCAGTTATTGTTGGTCTTGCTATATACCATATGTAATAAATCAATTTTAATAATTTAAGAGTAGTAGAGCTAAATATTTAGCTCTACTACTCTATGTTTTAAAATGCATATTTTTTACTACCACTAATATCTATACGTTTTAATCTGTTTTCGCTATTAATCTTATCTAGCATATCTTGTAAGTTAAACGAAACTATGAAATCTTTATCTAATGTATTATATAGTGCTTTAGTTTTTGCTATTAACTGTTGGGTTATATATGGATCTTCACAACGTTTAATTCTATCTAAATAAACATCTATGGTATCTTTAATTTGCTTTTGTTTAGCTTTTCTATACTCTTCTATAGGACCACCATTTTCTTCTGTCATACTTAACTTTACGCCGGCCAGTATTTTCTCTTTATCGATCCCATAAAGTTCATGATTTTTAGCCTGTGTAAGGAACCAATAGCCTAGGGTATGTGCAATTACCATGTCGTCATGACCGTTAGCTGGATGGTCTATACGCCCGTTTTTAACTATCAAAGACTCTAATTCTGTTACCAGATCTTCATCTCTTGTTAAGTGCGCGGTGTATTTTATACTTGCATTAAAAGATGTACCATATAGGTTATCACGACTATTCTTGCCAACACCAGAAGTTCTGTATCCAAACTCTCTTCTATACTTATTGTACCACTCATTTAGGTTCCAACCCTTACTGATATTACTCCAAGCAGTTTGATAATCTTGCCTAATATCTTTTTCGTCTACAATATTATTAAATATCCTCGTAAACGGATTAATACCTTTACTAATGAATATTTGTGCTATGGTATCTATAATAGCAACACCTGTTGATTTAGCCTCAGGTACAAAAGTTACATTAGGATACTTAATTAAGAAGTTAGCTACAAAGTTACTTAATGTAAGTACGTTAGTCTCGTTGATCAGTGCTGTACAAAGAACTTCTCCAGTAACAACATCTCTACCGCAGAATGTAGTATTGTCGTTACCTATCATTTCAGAACTATCCATACCTAAAACCATTTGTCTACCACCAAGGCCGTTCATAACATCTTCTTCTGGTATATACCAGTTCATAACGTAACCTTCGGTACTTATATCTATGTAAGATTTACTAACTATAGATTCTCTTAGCTTTATAAGATTCTCTTTAGATATAGGAGAGGCAGCAGTACCTTGTGACCATTTATTTAAGAAGTCAGCTTCCGCTCTATCACCAGTAGCATTTGCTTCTAATATCCTCTCTTTTAACCATTGGTCTGTTTTACCCAGTTGTCTATGGTTAAACTCTATCAAAATACTAAAGTTACCTCTACGCGTATTTTTTCTTACTGTACTCTCTAGCTCTTCATGTGTTGGTAAATCTAAGAACTTTTCTGTCCATCTACAACAACTATCGTAAATAGATTTAGCATAAGCACCTTCTTCTGTATTTACATAACCAGGAGTTGTAGTATAAGTATTGTAATAATGTGAACCAGAGTTTTTAGCATTTTCTCTAGCTGCACCTGTAGCAGCCAATGCTGTCTCTAGAGATTCTTTAATGTGTGGAATGAATGCTAACTCATCTACCTGTAATATAGCAACAGTAAGACCACGGCCTACTTTCATAGCGCCCGCTAATGTAGTCTGCCCAACAACAGTATCCAATCTATTTTGTAAAGCATTAATAGTTATGTTCTCTGTGTTGTTACTATCTGATTTATCTCTAGGGTTGATATACCAAGGTAAAAGATCGAATATAGCTTTAAGTCTTTCAATGTTCGATACCCTTAGTCCATTATCCTTAGTAAATAACACCATCTTAATGTTGTTACCGCCTGCTATTAGAATATAGACGTTACAACTATCCGCAACAACAGATTTACCAGTTTGACGCGGCATAATGATCATAGTTGTTAAGTGGTTAAAGCAGCACCATAGGTAAGCAATGTTAGCTCTGTTAGCTATAAAGCTAACACCGTTAACAGTACCAGAAGCTGGAATCCTTATAATCTCCCTAAAGAAGTACCATGGGTTCTCTGCTATTTCTTGTCCGATAGCATTGATTTGGTCTTCTGTCAGATCATCGCTAAAAGGATCAACATCAGCGAGATCAGGATTGTGTAAAGCTAATAAAAAAGCGTGGTTCTTAATACCCATAGACTTATAGATTTGCGCTACTCTAAGAAAACTTTTATTCTTGGTAGTAACATGCACTATAGCCTGTGGATAGTTAGACCAGTCGCTACTTCTTAATATTCCACTCATGTTTATCCTTATAATGTCTTGTCACGAGAACATTATTCTCTTAGGAAATAGCTCATAATTGATTATTTAACTAAAAAGGATTTGGCATGTCAATGACAACAAAAGATATAGATAGATTAGCAGAAGTTTATAAATCATATTCATTTTTAAGTAGAGTTATATTCTTATGCTATCCAGGATTAGTAAACGAAAATCTTATCTCTTATTTTAGAGATAATTTCTTAGCTATTACTAAAGCTAAGTATCGTCAAGAGTCCGATATTTTAACATTACGACCTTCCGATTTTCCAGAGCTTTATCTTAAAGATGATGAAGATAATGAATACATAATTAAAGACTATTTCAATACTTATGCTAAAGCTGTTGAAATGTCATTATTAGCTTCATCTGGTAAGATTAATATCGTAGAGTGGGTACCTGGTCTACATGAACGTATATATAAAGATAATTATAAAGATAATAAGATTATTCAAGTCCGTCCGGGTAAAGACCAAAAAGCTATGTACATGAGATACCTACTAGATACACATGAGTATAAAACTCTAAATATGGTTTCAGATACTTACGAAGAGTGGATACGGGATATGCAGCGTGAAGGTGAAATCAGGTTACATCAGTTTCAAGAAGATTATGAAACCCTTACTATAAAAATTGGTGCTAAAGATGAAAAACAAAATCAAATACTTGGTTCTTAGTGATATACATTTAGGACACCCTAAGAATCATACTGAAAATATAATTAATAACCTTAATGACTTTTTCATTAAGTATACTAAAGAGCTAAATGATCTTGATATTCTTTTTATAGCTGGAGACGTATTCGATAGATTACTCTCTAGTAGATCTATAGAATATCGTCTTATTATGTCATGGCTATCTAATGTTCTTCTATGGTGTAGAGATAAGAATGTAATATTTAGAATACTATATGGAACACCTAGCCACGATAATGATCAAATAGCTAGTTTTACAGAGATAGCTAAGAAGTTAGCTCCTGACGCTGATTATAAATATGTTAATACTCTCTCTATAGAGAAAATAGAAAAATTAGGTATTTCTGTTCTCTATGTTCCAGATGAATGGAGACATGAAGCTACGGATACTTATAAAGAGGTTCTTAACCTTCTTAAAGAGAATCAATTAGCGGAAGTTGATATTGCTATTATGCATGGCTGTTTTAGATTTCAGATGCCAATATTAGAGGGTATGAAATTTGTACATAAAGAATCTGACTATTTAGATATTGTAAAATACTATATAACCATTGGACATATACATACACCTAATGCCTATGAACGTATATTAGCTCCTGGTAGTTTTGATCGTTTAGCACATGGTGAAGAAGAGAATAAAGGCGCTTTACTTTGTGATATTTATGCTGATGGTAAAATGGATTTTAAGTTCTTAGAGAATACTAAAGCAATGGTCTTTAAGACATTAACATACTTAGATCAATCAGAGTCTGAAATAGTCCATAGTCTTAAGAAAGAACTTAAGAAACTTCCTAAAGGTTCTTATATACGAATAGAGATTAAGAATGATAATACACTGCTTAAGAACCTTAAAGAGTTTATAACTGCTTATCCAGATTACCATATTAAGTTTAAAACTGAAAATGAAGTTATTAAGAAGATTGATATTTTAGAAACAGTAGAGTCTAAAGCTTTTGAAATTAATATCAATAACATTAAAGAGCTTATGATGAAAGAACTGACTCTATCTCCACAAGAGATAGTTATATTTAACGAAGAGTTAGAATCCGCAATTATGAAGGGTTAATGATGGAAAACGAACAATTAAAAATTGTAATAGCCCAAACAGCATGCATTATACTTGGTATAGGAGCATTATTAATAATATTTAGTTTTATTAAAGCACTTTTTATTATAGAGTCGTATAGAACTATAATGTTATTAGCATTTGTAGTTACTATAGCATTAGTAATATTTGCATATATTACTTTATTAGCTGTTAAATTTATATGCGAAAATATAGAAGATACTACTAGAAGATGAAAATCTTCTAGTAGTATCTATAAATATTATTTTTAACTTGTATATACTTAATGAAAACTAAACATATATTCTTGTATATACCTAACTAAAGTTAGATACATATATTGATAAACTCTATGATGTACTTGAGAGCTGGTCATCGTATGAAAACTTTTTGTATAATCTCTCAAGGACAAACGATAGTTTAGTAAATGACATTGGTGCAAGAATATTCGCTACTTATGGCATAACAGATAATACCATTTATGGTAAAGTTGAAGACACTAAATACGGACCTCAATGCGGTTTTGAATGGCGTACTTTCATTAAGTATGGAGTTAAAATAGAGTTAGCTATTTGCTCTAGGTATATAGACAATCCTAGAATTGAAAACACCATCTCTTCTATTGTGTATGAAGTTAACCCTAATATAAGACCATTAGTAGAAGCCCTAAAATAAATATACAGATAGACTAGAATAACTCTAGTCTATCTGTACTCTTCTTTTTATTTAACTAAATATGATAGTTTTTCTAAAATAGCTTTATGTATTTTAACACTAGCATCTAGTATTCTAATAATGGCAGCTACGTTAGTTACTATAGCTGCAGATTCTTGTAATACTGGTCCTAGTTCATTTGCTCTTACTTTACTAATATTAAGTTGATTTTTCTGCGCCTGACTTAAAAGTTCTTTAGCATTGTTACCTATTTTATTAGCATAGTTAAATACTTCTTGCACTTTTTCAAGATCTTTAGCAAATAAAAGATCCTTTAAAGTATTATGTATTGTTTCTATAGATTGCATATTAGGAATAACATCTTCAAACTCTCTACTATCTGCAACTTGTTTACCATTAATAATATCAGTTAGATAGTTAGTAGTATCTTTACTATATTTCTTTAGATTATCAACTAGTTCTTTATTAGGTATAATCGAAGTTCTATAATCTTCATCACCTAGTAACTTACTAATAAAAGTATCGGTTTGATCTAGTAATGGCAATGCTTTATTTTGTACTTCATCAACTTGTAACTTAAGTCCAGTTACTAAAGAATAAAGATCTGGTTTTACACCTGGTATCCAAGGTATTAAAATAGAACGTAAACTATTATAAATTTTATCTTCAGATTTAACAGTTTGATTTACTGTTTTATCAAACTTTGAAAATTCTTTATATAAAGCCGCAGTTTCCTTAGAAACTTCTTTAGTATCATTCTTGCCATTGATACCAAATATGCCAGCAATAGCTTCTATCTTCTTTTTAAAGAATGAAGTTACTGACATAATAAAACTACCGAAGCCCTCTTGATTAGCAGTTAGCTGGTCTATAGCATAGGTCATATCCGGTAATAACTCTTTAGAAATCTTATAGTTTTTATAAATGCTCTTCATCAGAGGCTCCTTATTAATATAGTCGTATGTTCAAGCAACAAAAACGCTATATATCTAATTTGGCTTTTAAATGCGTCAAAGTCATTTTTTTACAGTTATATATTATAAATATAGAAGAAGATATAGAGAAGATAACTATTCGGTTATCTTCTCTATTAAATTTAATATTAAAAAAGATAATAAAGGGTAAACAATGGAATTCGATATATTATTTTCAGATTGCATTAGAAGACTAGCTGTTGCTGATTCAGCTAGAAGGTTAGAAGTTAAAGTTGCGTTAATTTGCATTAACGCTAATCTACATAGCTTGGCAAGAACACCTCGTGCTCTTGCAGCTTATAAAAATTCTGCTATAGCAGAGTTACAAAGTTTATATCTAAAATTGAATTAAAAAAGGAGTTCAAAATGAGAAATGTTAAAGTAGCAAAGAGTGATAATATTGACATTATCACAACATTCGTATTTGTTGTAATATTCGCATTAATATGTGGGTATTACGCATTGACTAGCAATGCTGCTAGTCTAAAAACAGATCCTAATGATGACCAAGTTGCAAATGCAATTAGAACATCGTTAATCCTGCTAGATGAGAAGAAGTAGCATCTTAGGAAAATAAAAAAAGTAAGTCGGAAGAGCGTGAACTCTTCCGACTTATTATATTAGTTCCGCGTCTAGAAAGCATGTATCGAGAAATAAAATATTTCTTATAAAGAATACATGTTTGCTCAAAAAACTGGATCTTATCTTAAGGGTATAATATTATACTCTTAATATAGGACTAGCCTATATACAAATTTTTGGATAAAAGATCAAGACAGAGTTAAAAGCATGAACTCTTAACTCTGTCTATCATAATACTCCAGAAAGGAGTCATTATGGATTCACCATTTAGTAATCCTGATCTTCGTACAGTTTACGAAGAGATGATGTCTAGCATCAAACAAAAACTGCCTAGACATCCTGGGTCTAATGCTGAATTGTTTAATCGAATCAATAGTATATTTGCTAATGTAAATAGACTAGTTGATAATCCGATTAAACAGATTCAATATATAGAGGATAATCTTTATTATCTTACTAGATTGAATTACCAGTTAAAACGACTAGTGCTATGATAGCACTACTGGAGATCGTATCTCCAGTGGGCTAACGTAAGAGTATTTAGATACTTTTATGTTAGTCTTAGAATTGAGGTGCTACTATGTAGCTTATCATACGGCCTAATCATGCCGCAACCTAAACTTTATAAGGAGGATAAAATGATTACACTAAACATTAACCCAACAAGAGATCAACTACTTAGCGTTATCTCAAGCTCAAATGGTCTTATAGACCTTGATACAGCCGCTGTTAAAAGCGGACACTGCGAAAATATAAAATATATGTCTTTAGATTGCTATCTAAAGACTAAAACAGCTGGTAAAGAGTACACAATTACCAACCATAAAAAAGTTAAAGGATGCGAATTACGCATCGGTGTTATTTGGTATAATGGCGCACAAATGGCGGGCCGGGTC